CGTTCGACAAGCTGGGGTTGAAGGCCGGCGATATGGCCAAGGCGATGCAGGACGACGCCGGCGGTGCGATCCTGCAGGTGCTTGAAAAGCTCAAGCAACTGCCCAAGGCCGAGCAGGCGGCGACGATGACGCAGCTGTTTGGCCGAGAGTCGATCGGTGCGATCGCGCCGCTGCTGACCAACCTCGAATTGCTCAAGGGCAATCTGGGCAAGGTCGCTGACGAACAGAAATACGGCGGTTCGATGAACGCCGAATATGCCGCGCGTGTGGGCACGGCAGAAAACGGTTTGATCCTGCTCAAGAACAGCGCCACCGTGCTTTCACAGCGCCTGGGCAAGACCCTGCTGCCGACGGTCAAGGAGCTGGCCGCGCGCGTGGCCAAGGTCGCCGACCGGATGGCCGAGTGGGTGACCAAGAACCCGCAGCTGGTGGCCACCATCGCCAAGCTGGCCATCGGCGGTACCGCCCTGGCCGCTGCGCTGGGCGGCCTGCTGGTGGCTGGCGGTGTGGGCGCCATGGCGCTGACACAGATCCACAAGGCCACGATGCTGCTCAGTGGCGGCGGTGGTATCGGCCGGCTGGTTGGCCAGGTGCTGTCGTTGGGTGGCAGGGCCTTCCCCATGCTGCTCAACGTCGGCCGCATGCTGCTGCCGATGCTCGGCGGCATCAGCCTGCCGGTGCTGGCCATCGGCGCCGCTGTGGCCGTTGTCGCCGCGTTGGTCTGGAAATACTGGGAGCCGATCAAGGCGTTCATGATCGGCGTGTGGCAGGGCGTGCTCGATGTGGTCAACCCGATCATGGCCGAGCTGATGACCGCGCTGGAACCGCTGGGGCCGGTGTGGGCGCAGGTGTCCGATGCCATGGGCAAAGCCTGGGCATGGGTGCAGAAGCTGTTCACCCCCTTCAAGGCCACCAGCGAGCAGCTGCAGGGCGCCACCACTGCCGGCCGTGGCTTTGGCCAGGTGCTGGGCCAGGTGCTGACCGTCAACCTGCGCATGGCCGTCGTCGCTGTCGGCTGGCTGGTGAAGGCATTCACCTTCATGCTGCCGATCATCCAGAACGCCGTCGGCGGCGCGTGGACGTACCTGCAGGGCGCATGGCAGCTGATCGTCGGCCTGTTCACCCTCAACGGGGACAAGATCCGGTCGGGCCTGACGGCCATGTGGGACGGCGCCAATCAGATCCTGCTCGGCTGGCCAGCGAGGATGATGCAGGCCGGCATCGACATGGTGCAGGGCTTGGTCAACGGCATCACGTCCAGCGGCAGCGCAGCGATGGATGCGGTGGCCAACATCGCCTCGGGCGTGATGGATCGCTTCAAGGGTCTGCTGGGCATCCACAGCCCGTCGCGCGTGTTCGCGCAGTTCGGCGACTTCACCATGCAGGGCCTGGCCGGCGGCATCGACCGCAGTCAGGGCGAACCGCTGCAGGAGGTGACCAGCGTCGGCGACCGGATTACGCAGGCTGGCGCCGGCATGGGCGAACGCGTGACGCAGATCAGCGCCGGCATGACCCAACGCATGCAGGGCACTGCGGCCGACAACACAGCTGGGCCGACCCGACTGGACCAGCTGCGCGAGCAGCGCATTGCGCGCCTGGGCAACAAGACCGACAGCGCACGCGCCACTGCCAGCCGCGACAAGCTGCGCCAAGCATCGGCCGGATTCGCGCTGGGCGCCGCTGCGTTGCCCGTCATGGCCGCAGCCGCGCCGGTGATGGCCCCGGCGGCTCCGCAGGCCCCAGCGGGCAGCACAGGCGCTTCCAGCTACACCATCAACATCCAACCGCCGTCCGGCGCCGACTCCCGCGAGATTGCGGATCTGGTGCGGCAGGCCATTGAACAGATCGAGCGCGACAAGGCCACCCGACGCGGTGCCCGGCTCAGCGACTGAGGACCACCACCATGATGATGACCTGGGGCACGTTCGTGTTCTCTCTCTCCACCGCCGCCTACGGCGAGCTGCAGCGCCAGATGACCTGGCGGCACGCCAGCAGCGACCGCGTGGGCGCCCGCGCAGCCCGGCAGTACGTCGGGCCGGGCGATGACACCATCAGCCTGCAGGGAACCATCGCCGGCGAGCTGGCCACCGACCTGCAGGTGCTGGACAAGCTGCGCGAGCTGGCCGACCAAGGCAAACCGCAGGCGCTGGTGGAGGGAACGGGCCGTGTCTACGGTGCCTACCTGCTGACCAGCCTCAGCGAGACGCGACGCGAGCTGTTTAGCGACGGCACGCCGCGCCTGATCGACTTCCAAATGCAGTTGGAACGCGACGACGACGGCGCAAGCGAGGCCATCGCATGAGGGCCAGCCCGTACCCGATCCCCGCGTGGCGGGTCGTCCTCGACGGCGTGGATCTGACCGAACGGCTGGCCCCGCGCCTGCTGGATCTGTCCCTGACCGAGAGCCGTGGCGACGAAGCCGACCAGGTCGATCTGCGCGTGCACGACCATGACGGCAGGCTGGCCCTGCCGCGCCGGGGCGTCACCCTGCAGGTGGCCATCGGCTATGAGGGGAGCGGTCTATTCGACAAGGGCACCTTCAAGGTCGATGACGTAGAACACAGCGGATCGCCCGACATCATCACGATTCGGGCGCGTTCGGCCGATCTGACCGGCGCGGTTCGTCGGCGGCGCGAACGCAGCTGGCACGACACCACCCTGGGCGACATTCTCGGCGCTATCGCCGGCGAGCATGCGCTGCGCGCATCCGTGGCCGCGGACCTGGCGGGCGTTGCCATTGCCCACCTCGATCAAGCCAACGAGAGCGATATCAACCTGCTCACGCGCCTGGGCAAACGCTTCGACGCCGTGGCCACGGTGAAGGCCGGCACGTTGATCTTCGCGCCCATCGGCGCAGGCACTACGGCCGGTGGCCAGCCGCTGCCTGGCGTGCAGATCACGCGGGCATCGGGTGACCAGCACCGCTACAGCGTCGCCGACCGCGAGAAGTTCACCGGCGTTCGTGCCTACTGGGGTGACCGCAAGGCAGCGCGCCGCACGGGCGTGCTGGTGGGCACGTCCGACAACGAGAAGAAACTGCAGGCGACGTATGCCACCGCAGACGAAGCCCGGCAGCACGCCGAGTCCGAGTTCAAGCGGCTGGACCGTGGCACCGCGCAGCTGAGCTACCGGCTCGCCGTTGGACGCGCCGATATCTACCCGGAGCAGACGGTTAACGTTAGTGGCTTCAAGCCGGAAATTGATGGCACCGACTGGCTGGTGGCCAAGGCCACTCACACCATCGACGGCAGCGGGGGCTTCGTTACCGCACTGGAGCTGGAGCGCGGCGGATAGCTCGCGCCGCTCAACCTCAAGAGATTGCCAGCATTGTGAACACTCTCCACACAACAAGAAGCAAAGCGCCGAGGAAAAGAGCGCGGAATTGCCACTTTTTGCACGAACCAGCCTTGGCGTTCTCGGCGTCGATTTTGGCGTCGAACTCGCTCACCAACGCGTCGTATGCCTTCTTCTGCTCTGCGTCCTGTGGCTTGAATTCCTCCTGCACCTGCAGCCATTTAACGTTAGCGTGGCGCGCCTGGTTTGCGTGGTCGAGGAACCTTATTCCAAGTAGAAGCGACAGCAGCAGGGAGCCAGCCGCAATCAACAGCACGCTGCCGGGTAGATCGAACCGTTGCCCATCAAGTTTCTGGACTACGAACCCGACAGCGGCACCAGTGGCGCCAAGCAGGAAATATGCGTGCTTCTGCTCGGCCTCTACATACTGAGCAATCAGTGTCTTTTCCGCATCCGCGAACGCCATTCTCTTGCCCCAGCTCCTTGAGTTCTGCGGATACTATCAGTGCCGCGCCTGCCTGCGGCGACCCCACCAGCTACGTGCCCACTTCAATAGCAATGGCTTGAGGTAGCGAGTGGCAGCACCTGCGACCAGGAATAGAGCCGCGTGAGGAAGTGTCGAACCGCACGCAGCTTCAATGCTCGGGGTTGGGTAGGTTGCCTGCCAGATCGCCAGCGCGATCAACGCAGTGGACAAAGGGCGCCCCGTTTCCGTGGGCGCCCTTTCTGTTTCGGTCTGTGCGAAGCGGTGATGCTCCGCGTGTGGGCACTGCATCTGCACGTCACCCGTAAACACCTGGCCGATCACGGCCCCTTCAAACACGGTCTGACCCTTGCAAACGCACGTCGCCGCACCACGCTCCACACCTTCACCGCAACTCATAATCCATCACACCGTATAGCGCGCCACACCGGCGCCTCTTGCGATGTGAGTTAGCGGCCTGAATAGAGCGCGGCGTGAGCGTTATCGGCTGGGTTTCTTTGATGCTTTAGGCGGCTTGACAACGATCTTCTGCCCACGCAGATCCACATCGCCGCTGATCTGCTGGCCGATGCTGGTGTTCTCGAACGAGGTGCGGGGCGCTGCCGCCGTCGTCGCAGGCGCAACGCCGCGCAGCGCCGCCATGACAGCCGCGCGTGCCGAAGCCGACGCATTGCGCCACGCATCGAGCAGATCCGCATCGGCCTCGGCAAGGCGATCACGCCGGCCGACCAGCACATAGGTCACATCAACGCCAATTTCATCGGCCGCAACGAAGTACGCGCCACCGGGCAGGTGTGCATCTTGCTCGAACAGGATCTGCGTGCGCTTGGCAACACCGCAGGCCAGTCCCATGGCCTCCTGGGACATGCCCAGACGCTTCCGTTCTTCTTTCAGGCGATTACCTACAGACACGCGATTTCCCCCTTGACAGGTGCAGTTAACTTCACCACCATTCCACCTAGAAATACACAGGGGAAACGGAATGAAAGCCCAACGACGTACCACTGCGCTGCGCACTGCCGAACAAGCCCGGCAGTGGCTCATCGACAACGGCCTGTCCGTTCCCGCTTTTGCGGAGTTGCATGGACTGGACCGGCACGCCGTCAACAATGCTCTGCGCAGCACCAGCAAGTGCCGGATCGGAAAGACCCACGATGCTGCCGTCGCGCTCGGCATGAAGGCCGCCAGTGATTCTCACACAGATTCACCCGTTTCCACCCGTATTCGCACGGTCAAGAAGACTGCCGGCAAAGCGCCGGTTAAGTCGAAGGTTGCGAAGAAGGCGCGGGGTAAGGCATGAGTGCCACAGTCGGACAGCGCGCTGTGTTCTGCTGCCCCGCCTGCAACGCACGGCTGGTAAAGCGCACCAGCGCGTTGCAACACCCTTTCCTGCGCACTGACGCCTATGTCTGCCCGAACCCCATGTGTGGGGCTACGTACACCGGCAGTTCCGAACTGACCAACGTGGCCAGCCCCAGCGGCCTCCCCAGCGCTCCGGCCTGCGAACTGCCGCCGACACCGTGGTATCAGCGAACGATGCTGCTGACGCGTTGGAAGCAAGACCAGGGCGAACTGCAAACCGACTGGATCGACGCAATCGAGTCCTGTCCCCCTGACGGCGAACAGC